CAGATGACGGGGATAACTACTGGCGCGGAGATACACGACATCCTGGATGTCTTTGGCTATTACTCACGCCTGCTGGGCGCAGATGATAGGACGTTGACCTATTATCCGACCTGGCGGACAGACACCGGGATCCCGGCGTACTTCAAATTCAAGTACCCGGACTCCATCACGCTGATTCCCAAACCCTCGGCGGCGAGCGCAGATCACCTGACCATTGTCGCATCGCTTAAGCCGACGAGATCAGCCGCGAACCTGCCCGACATTATGAATGCCCCGTACTTTGACGCCATCCGGCACGGAGCACTTGCGCGGCTCCTGGATAAGAAGTCCGCACCTGGGTACGACCCAAATGAGGCGATTAACCATCTCAAGCAGTTCAATCTCGCCATACGGAGCGCTGCACACGATGTGCTGACAGGAAAGGTCGGTGCCACGCCGCAGCTAGGTATATTCGCGTGAAGCGCATCGCCCATCTCGATTGGAACGAGATTCCAATGAGGTGGGGAACGATCCGGCTCTATGAGTGCAATACACCAGAAGAGGCCAACGCTATGTTCGCGACAAAATGCAACTTTTCCGTAGGGGTTGTTCAGGTCGCCGTCTACGCAGATGGGTCAACAAAGTTGCTTGCCGGGCATTGGAATAAGCGAATGGGCCTAGAAGACATCAGAGAGATGGCGCGGGTTTTATGGGGGGAAGGCATCAGGGAGGCGTACATACAGCGCCGCGACGGTGGCTCAGTCCCATTTGGGGAGTTGATGACCGAAGGCCAGCATAAGGGCTGGTGGCGCATCGATGGAAACTTAATCATGGCCGGAGAAGGGGGAACCTATTAATGCGAGTTGGCGCGATGGCAACTACCCGTACTGAACAAATTATCTCGGCGGTAAAGATCAAATGCACCTGCGGTAATCCGCAAAGCCATATCCCCGATCCATGCCCGCAAGGAATTAAAGAAAATCTCGGTGTGATTGCGTTCTACAACGACAACCCGTCGAAGCGCGTTGCGTTCTGGGTTGCTGAAAAGCTGGCGCGTTATCTCGGAATGATCCTGGTGGAAAAGGAGAAAGAATCATGAAGGTTTTGTATAAGGTTCACTCGGTACGCTCCGAGCCTATCCAGAAAGAATTGACGCTGGAAGATAAGAGCAAGATCACGGCGACTGTAAAACACAGTACCGTCGAGATGGTCCCTGTAGATGGTGAATCGAGCACGATCACCCTGCGCACCGTTGATGATCCTGGATTCGTCGAGGGGGCCATCATCGTGGCGTCTTTTGAGACGCAGCCCGATGAACTCCCCGCTCAGTCCAACGTGGAGGGCTCATAAATGGCAACCGTACTCACGAACGCAGGCACCGCCATTTGTGCTAACCGACTCCATGGAACCGGAACGGAGCCTGTCTATATTGCATGGGGGACCGGTGCCGGCACGGCGGCAGTGGGCGACACCACGCTATTCACTGAAGCCTCCGAATCGCGAGTCTCAGGCACCGTCACCATTGTTACTACCACGGTCACGAACGATACATGGCAGAACGTCGGCACCATAACCTGCGCCGGGTCCGGCAAGACGATCACCAACGCCGGAAGTTTCGATGCCTCAACATCCGGGAACCTGCATATCAAAGGCGACTTCACCGGAATTGCATTGAGCGTCGGAGATTCGATCCAGTTCACTATCAAGCAGAAGTTCGCGGCTGGTTAATGTTTCTAGGAGAAGAATGAATGCTTACCGACCAACAATTAGCTGCATTAAAAGCCGATATTATCTCGCAAATAGACCCAACGCTTGTTGGCTATCGCGCCGCCGGTGCGACGGGTCAAATAGCGGATTGGTACAACCAGAATCTAAGTTCTTTCGTTGTTTGGCAGACTGCTGTTGATATCAATGTAATTTTCGACAATATCGTATGGGCTAATTTAACGCCGGTCGACTCGCCGGATGGAACTGCGACGTGGACGAATCGCTCTCTGTGTTGCCAAGGCAAGCAATTCAATATCCAGACCATTCTGGCTGGGCGCGGCTCCATTAATTCAGCGAAAGCCAATATCCGCGCGGGATTGCAAGATGCGTTGACCGCTATTCCTTCAGGATCGGGAGGAGCAAGTCAGAACGCCGGATGGACGTCGGTACGTTCGGCCATGCAACGCTTCGCCACGAACGGAGAAAAAATATTCGCCACCGGAACGGGAACGGCGGTCACGCCGGGATTTCTTGTTGTGGAAGGTATTTTGTCTTATGAGGATGTAACTACGGCGTTTTATCTGCCATGACGACGCAAACTCTTCCGGTTAGCGCGAAAACGGCTTATACGATTACGCTAAATTCCTTGGCGAGTGCCACATATGTCGCTGGCAGCTCCGTCGATTTATCGGTGATCGATCCAATCGATCTCATTGTTGAGATAGAAATAACACCCGGAACAGTAGCCGGTAATAAGCAGGCTAAGGTATTTCTGCAAGAATCTCTCGACGGCACCGACTATAGCACAGGTCCGACTTCAGGAACGACGGCAACGGACGAACCTAATCTGCTCTTTATCGGTATTTTGCCGCTTAACACAAACGCGACATTGCAGCGCAAGGCATTCTCCGTGATGGCCGCCTTAGGATTTATTCCGCCATACCACAAACCAGTCGTACTCAATGACAGTGGTGTGGCATTTGCCGGATCGGGATGCGCCATGAATTACTCGACGGTGGTCGGTAACAGTGCGTGAGGTTATTCCGCCCTAATACTACGCGCGTCGCATTTTCGCATGATTTCGATGCGACGACGAGCGATATAAATCTTGGTAATCTCGATACGCCGCATGACGTCGATGCGCAGACCATCATGTCTTATTGCCGTCCGGATGCCGCTGGAGAAGGTAATACCGGGACATTGTATTCGGCAGTCGCAAGCGGAACTCAAAATGGCATATTATTCGCTATCGAGCACAACGCCGGGACGCCTCGCACGCACTTTAATGCGAACTCAACCGGCACCGCAGGCGCGCCTAAAAAGATCGGCTCGGCTAACGTAACGTATGGCGTCTGGGGTCATTATGCCGCGACCTGGGACGGATCGTTAAGCGCTGCTAATATAACTTTATACGCAGGCAGATCAGGAAAAGACCTAACGGTATCTGGTTCCGCCTCTACTACCGATGGCACTACGGCCGTTTCTACGCCAACATCCAGCAACCACCATATCGGCAATAGAGAGGGAGCCGATAGCACTTTCAATGGGTTGATAGCGTGGGTCGCGCGCTGGAACCGCGTGCTGACTTTAGGAGAGCTACGCCTCGCCCAACAACAAGGGCCTCTCGCAGTTCCGCAAGGACTCTTGATTGTTTGGGCGAATGGTAAAGATTATGGGCCGTATTCGCTAAACGCGGCGTCATTTACTAATCTCATGAAGGCACTGGCGCCTCCAGTAACTCGGCTTGGTTTATTTGATTTGTCGTCATATCGGGACTTCGGAGGAGGAGGCGGCGGCGGAACAACTTATTACCAAACTTTGTCGGTTTCAACAACGTCGATTGCCTCACTTGCCAATGCAATAGCGGCCGTTCGCTCGCTTGTGGTGAGCACGTCATCGGTTGTTTCTATGCTCAAGCAGCTATACAAGACGTTTTCGGCATCAACGACGAGCACTGCGTCGCTGGTGACGATGAAGGTGAAGCTGACTACACTATCAGTAGCGACAAGCTCCGTCGTGTCGATGGTCAAGAGCGCGATAAAGACCCTGGCGGTGAGCGCAGCATCCGCGGTCGGCCTTACTAAACTCATGTCAAAAACCCTGAGCGTATCCGGGTCGTCTGTCGTATCCATACTTGCTACGAAGGTAAAGCTCCTGACGATGAGTGTGTCCACGGCATCGGTGGTGAGCATGGCGAAGTCCGCTCGTAAGATATTGAGCGCCGCCACCACATCCGTAGTGAGCCTGGCCAAGACCGTTTTGAAGACAATGAGTGTTGCGGCATCGTCAGTCGTGAGCCTGGTCACGCATCTCCCAGGAGCGATTCAGACGGTCAGCGTAACCGATATCAGCACCAAAGTTACCGTCAACGATAAGACCGGCACGGTAACCGTGTCCACGATCACCAATACCGTCTCAGTCACTCAAATTTAATTTAGGAGAACCGGATCAATGGCAACCTTACAGGATGCTATCAATATGGCGCGCCCGATACTAAACGATTCTAGTTCAGTGCGTTGGAGCGATCCCGATCTGACTCAGTACGGTAACGACGCACTTGATGCCATTTGCGATGTCATGCCGCAACTGTTTGAGGCACTGGCCGACATCACATGTATCGCAGGTACGGTGAACCAGACGTTCGCCGTTGCCGACAACCTTAAGTTCCTTGAAATACTTGGGATCGAAGGCGGGAACACCGTCTACAGGACGACAATCGAGATGCTGGATGCCTTTAACCCGACGTGGCGCTCCGATACGGCCGCTGCGGCGACAGACTGGGCGCCATCCAGAGATGATCCGAACCGCTTTTACATATATCCGCAGTCTCCCAATGGGCAGGTCCTGATCGGCAAATACACCAAGGTGCCGGCCGAGTACGCGATTGGCGCGACGCACGCGCTGGCTAATCACTACACGCCGGCAATCGCCCAGTACATCATCGCTCGGGCGCAAGACCGCAACACGGGCGATATCGTCAGCGGTAAATCCGCACAAGCCATGAACCAGTTTTACCAGATGCTTGGCGTTTCCAAGCAGGACTTAATCCCCCAGCAGTAGAGAGGACAGATAGATGATGCCAGACCAGACCCCAAAGGATTATTCATGGGTAACGTATCTGTGGGTTATGACGCTGGCGGCGTGGGGAGGAACAGTTAACTACATCAGGAACGTCCGGGCCGGACATACCCGGCCGTTCAATCTTACGGAGTTGATAGGAGAGCTGGTTACAAGCGCCTTTGTCGGAGTGCTGACCTTTTGGCTTTGCGAGGCGTCCGGCGTAAATCAGTTGATAACAGCGGCGACAGTTGGGATATCCGGGCACATGGGAGGGCGGACAATGTTCATTATTGAACGTTGGTTAGCCGGAAAGTTCCCGAAATCCATCCAGCAGGTGATAAGTGAAAAAGAGGATGAGCATCTTGGCTGATTTCAACCAAGCTGTTCAGATCCTATTGAAGCAGGAGGGCGGGTTTAGCGATGACCCGAATGACCCAGGCGGCGCAACGAACTATGGTATTTCACTGCGCTTTTTGAGGGCGGAAGGACTCCTGAACAATATGGACTTTGACCACGATGGGGACGTTGATGCCGATGATATGCGCCTTCTTCCTCGTGATGTGACCGTCAACATCTACCTGACGAGATGGTGGGAAAAGTACGGATATGGTTCCATCCTGAATCAGGACGTCGCAAACAAGCTCTTGAGCTTTTCCGTGAACATGGGTGCCCATCAAGCCCACAAACTCATTCAACGCGCGCTGCGCGCCACCGGGCGCTCTGTACAAGATGACGGCATCCTTGGTCCTAACACACTGAGCGCCATCACTGGTGCCGATTCTTTACTCCTTGCCCCTTTTCGCAGCGAGGCGGCCGGGTTTTATCGTTTGGTCGCTGCATTACATCCGGCGCAGGCCGGCGAGCTTTCCGGTTGGCTGAACCGGGCATATTCGTGATGGAGTTAAAAATGGAACAGAACACGCAAGATTCTACGGCTGGCCAAACAGCGACAGTTGGCCAGATCGACCCTCAACCCGAAAAGGACTTGCTGAAGAGCAAGTCTTTCTGGGGCTTGCTGGCGGCGATCGCTTTGCATTACGTCGGTGAGCGGTACGGCGTCCCTCCCGCCGCACAAACCGCTGTCGTCAATGCGGTTGCCCCAGTAGCAGTGGATGCCGCCAATCAGATCGTGCAATACGTGACGGATATCGGTGTGCCTGTCGGAGGGCTATTGGGCTTATTGGGCACTTTGGTGCGTTCTCACCGTATTACATCCATCGCCGGCATGAAGCTCGGCGGTAAGTAACCACTGTCATAAGAAGGAGAGAAATCCACATGAAACACTATATCGCAGCGCTATTCCTCACGCTCTTTGCCATGGCCATTGCCGGCACCCTTGTGGCTTGTGCAACTATGTTGAACCAGCAGACAACCACGGCCGCTCAGATTCGGGCGGTAGCTGAACAGGGCAGTGTACAGTTCCTGGTAATCGCCGAGGTTCAGAAAATCGGCAAGGAGGACCCAGCCAAGGCCAAGGCGCTCGCCGATAGGGCGCACGCAACCATCAAGACGATAAACGCCGTCCTCAATGGATCAACTACCAGTACGCTGGATTTTAATGCGTTGCACGATCAAGTATCCAAGATCATCGCTGATCAACACTATGATGCAGCAACGCTCGTTGCGGTAGAAACGGTGCGAAATATGGTCGACCTTAACTTTCAGGACCTGCAGCATAACGTAGCTATAACACCTGGAAACCTTACGCCAAAGGAGATCGATGGGCTTAAGGTCATGCTCAGTAAAATCGATGATGCACTGATACTCGCGGGTTACTGACGACCAATGTCAGTAATCAATCTTCCCCTCGCGCCACCAGCAACAGGGGCCACCTTTCTTACCGCTCCCGCCCTAATCCCTGTAGGCGGGCGAATTAAGGAACTGGCGAACGATCTCGTTTTCCGTGATGTAGACGGAACAATCATCACGGTAAAGAAGGGATATCGCACTGATGGCGAATCTGGTCCTCAGTTGATCAAGGACCTGATCATCACGGAGAACAATCTGCGCGAGTGGCCGGCATGGCTCCATGACCCTTTGTATCAAGCCGGATTATTTAAGGATTACGCCGACGCGGTCTATGCGCGCGCGCTCTTGGCGTTGCCCATATCCAGGATTACCGAATGGGAATTAGAACACGCCGTAATCCTTTTCGGCGCGTCATCCTACGCAGCCGACCAAAAGGACCTCGAAGAGAAAACGGCGGCGCTTGAACACCTCATTATTCAACTTCCCAAGGCGGCCTAATGCGCATCCAGATCGACTGGCCAAGAACAAATTGATTATTTGTGACGGGCGAATTCGCCGTGGAGTTTGTTTCTAAGGTTGGTCGCTATTGCTTCAGCGTCGAGCAATGACTCGTGAAGTCCGCCATATATGCGGGTTCCATTATATTTAATTTCTACTTGCCATTTCTGGCATTACTTATTGAAGTGAACGCCTTTAATTCCAGAAGAATTATTGGTGTACAGCCTAGCATTTGAATTGTTTTGTGAGGTGGTTGCATAACGTAGATTGGTTATTCGATTGTCAGATGGATTGCCGTTTATGTGATCAATTGGAAATTTTGGCCATTCACCATAAAAATATAGCCATGCTAATTGATGAGCACACACCTTTCTTCTGGTGTTGTTTTGTTTTTCCCCAATTCGTATCTGTATATGACCAAAGCTATCTTTGGTTCCGGCTACTGATCCAGCTTTTGTTGACTGAGACCGGCGAACCTTCCAAATAAAAATACCAGTCTCTGAATTGTAATCAAAAACACTTTTCACGAATTCCTGAGTAAACATGACGCCTCCAGCAAGGTTTGGTGGGTGTCGGTAATCCGTTGTGCTGGCAACGGAAAGGCTTGCAAACCCTGTCCCGACCAAAGGATTTTAACACGATATGAGGATTCAAATTGACAGATTTGGTAGCTGCCAGCCAATCGTGTCCCCCAGATTGCTCAACGACTACATGGCGCAGACGGCGACGAACTGCAAGCTGATTAACGGAGACCTGGATAACTGGAATGTCCCTCTGACGGTGAACACCCCCACCAAAGCGGGAACCAAGAAGAGCATTTACCTGTTCGGTGGAACCTATTGGTTCCATTGGACACAAGATGTTGATGTCGTCCGCGGGCCGGTGGCTGGCGACACCACGGAGCGCACCTATTTCACTGGCGCCGGCGGGGTGCCGCAGATGACGTACTCCCCGCTGGCTACAACGGGCGGCACGAACTATCCGATGGCGTCTTATGACCTCGGGGTGCCAGCGCCGACGGCTGCGCCGACTCTGGCCGTGGTGCCGACCACGGGATCGATCACCGCCGCAACCAAGGCCAATCCTTGCCAGCTCACGAGCACGGCGCACGGTCGTTCGACGGGCGATCTGTTGACAATCTCCGGCGTCGGCGGCATGACCCAACTGAACGGCAACACCTACACGATCACCAAGGTCGACGCCAACAACTTCACGCTCAACAGCACCGACAGCACCGGTTATTCAACATACACGTCGGGCGGTACTTGGACGCTGACCTATGACGCATCGGTGATCGAATCCCGCGCCTATGTCTACACCTACGTTTCGGCTATCGGCGAGGAAGGGCCTCCAAGCCCGGTATCCGCGATCGTGAGCGTCGGACCCGGTGAGCAGGTCAATCTATCCGCGATGCTGACCGGCCCAGGAGCAGGAAGCCTTAATCTTGCTACCAAGCGTATATACCGGGCGGTGACCGGCGGGAATGGAACGGATTACCTGTTTCTGGTTGAAATCGCGCTGGCCACGACGACCTATTCAGATACGATCCTCGACGCCGCCCTGGGCGAGATTTGCCCTAGCACATACTGGGATCCACCGCCCACCGACATGGCGGGAATCGTGAGCATGCCGGGGGGAATACTGGCGGGGTTCAGTGGCAACCAGCTTTGCTTCTGCGAACCCTATACGCCAAGCGCGTGGCCAACATCCTATCGCCTGACGACCAGCCACCCGATCGTCGCGCTGGGGGCGTTTGGTAATTCGCTGGTGGTCGCAACTGCAGGGCCGACGTACATCGTCACGGGGACGACTCCGGACTCGATGACCATGCAGACGCTGCAGGCCTCCGGGATGGTCGCCGCCGACGATCCTCGCGTTCTTGAGGCGTGCGTCTCTAAGCGCGGGCTGGTCGACCTGGGCGGGACAATCCTCTATCCCGTATCGAGCGGGCTGGTGGCCATTGACGCGGGCGGCGCGCGGCTGGTGTCGAAGGAGCTGATCGCCCGCGATTACTGGCAGGCCCTGGTGCCGAGTTCCATAAGTGCCTATGTGTACAACGGGAAATACTTTGGGTTCTACGACACCGGCACAGTTCAGGGCGGTTTCCTGTTCGACCCGCACAACCCACTGGACCCGCTGACCTTCACCGACCAGTATGCGACGGCCGGCTTCTTTGACAAACCCACCGGAAAGCTCTACCTGCAAATCGGAAACAACATCCAGCAGTGGGACGGTGGGGCTACACCACTGACACGCACCTGGAAATCCAAGATTTTCACCCTGGAGAGCCCGGTCAATTTTGTTTACGGGCAGCTGCGCGCCTTCAGTTATCCGGTTACTTTCAAGCTATACGCCGACCAAGTGCTGAAGCTGACGCAGACCGTGGCGAACGATACGCCTTTCCCGCTTCCCTCCGGGTTCTTGGCGCGTGAGTGGGAATTTCAGATCGAGGGATCAGCAAAGATTAAGAGAGCGGCTTTGGCCACGTCTATTGAGGAACTCTTGGAGGTGGCGTAATGGCTGGTCCCGCAATCCAGAGAGGCAATGACCTTGCAAAGATCGTTGCGGCCCTGGTCGAGAACGTCGAGATCGGGCAGGGACTTCGGGGAAAGGATTCGAGCGGGAACTACCCAAACCGCTATGTGACCGTTAACGACCTGGTCACTGCGGGCGTTGTCGCTTTGAAGAGAAAGACCGGGCAGAAGATAACCTTTCCCTCGAACGACGAGTTTGTGGTTCCCCTTACCGGACCGCTGGATTATTCCATCCCGCCAGCGCCGACGGGGTTGACTGCGACGGCGGGCATGGCGCAGATTCTGGTGGAGTGGAATCAGGCTCCATCGAGCTACTGGAATCCCGCTTACACTGAAATATGGCGCAACGGGACCAATGATCTTGGCACCGCGACCCGGGTTACCACGGTCCCGTACCCGTCGAATATCTTCTCCGATCCCATCGGCGCGACCGGGGTAGCCGAGTATTACTGGGGTCGGTACGTCTCGCAGTCGGATACTGCCGGACCGTTCAACGCCGTTTCTGGTGTGGCGGCGACAACGGGAAAGGTCGGGAATGCCGATCTCAGCCCGTTGATCGTCACGGCTGATAAGTTGGCGTCCGGCGTGAACGCCGTCTTGGACGTAGCCGGTCTTCCCACGCTGCCGAACACCAACTACCCCGCCGGCACCCTGGTCGCCGACACCACGAACAACCGTAAGATATACAAGTCCACTGGGTCGACGTGGGATGCGAACATCATCTACGCGGGGAATCTCGCTGCAGGCACGATCGTCGCCGGGGACGGCGCCATCTCGAACCTGGCGATCACCAACGCGCTGATCGGCACGGCCGCGGTGGACGATGCCAAGATCGCCAATATGTCCGTGGCGAAGCTCACGGCGGGCACGATCACGGCGGCCAATATCTACGTCGGAGATTCGCACCTCACCCTGGATGGGACGGCAGGGAACGTGAGAGTAAGCGATGGCACCTATAACCGGGTGAAACTCGGCAATCTCGGATCAGGTGCCTACGGCATCGAGATTCGAGACGCCAGCAACAACATCATCCTGAGTTCCGGCGGGACATACGGCTCGGCGATTGATAATGCGTCTGTCACCACGCTGTCGCTCGTCTCAACCGACAGTGCTAAAGTCGTTCCGGCCGGCAACACCATCACCAATGTAAACGGCAGCGGCTGGTCGCAGAAGTGCTATAGCAAGGCCGCCTATACCGGTGGTGCGTTTTGCTCATTCACGCCCACCCAAACCAATAAAGCCTATGTCATCGGATTGAATAGCGATCCGACAACGACCGGCTTCGCGTCGATTGATTATGGGATATATGTTGACGCAAGCGGCGTGCTGGAGGTCGTTGAAAGCGGAACGACAACATCATTTGGTTCGTATGCCGCCGGCGATGTGTTAACTGTCGTTTACGACGGCACAAAAATTTACTATCTACAGAATCAGAGCATTGTTAAAACGACCTCGGTCGCCGGCGGTTTGACGCTGTATTTTGACTCAACATGGTCCACGGTTGGCGGTATGGCCACTAACATCAGCTTTGGCCCGATGACCAGCAACGCATGGGCCAGCATCGGCGGCACCGGCAAACCCGCCGACAACGCCACCAAAAACACGGTGACCACCGGATCGGCGGCACCGTCGGGCGGCACTGACGGCGATCTCTACTATCGCACGTCCAACTCCGCCTGGTACTCCAAGCTATCCGGTGTGTGGACCCAGGTGTCCGACGTTACCGCCGCCAACACGGCGGCCGCGATTTCCGGCCAAGGCGCGTTCGCCACGTTGAGCCAGATCAACTCCGGGAATGTCTCTACCTATATCGCCTCCGCCGCGATTGGATATGCTCAGATCGGGAGTATTGACGCTTCTACGATCACGGTGGGCACGCTGACTGGGCGTACGATGCAGACAGCATCGAGTGGCCAGCGGTGTGTTATGTCTTCATCGACAAATGATTTTAGATCATACGACTCGGGAAGCACACTACGCGCGGCTGTTGGGTTCAATGTCAGCGGGAATGGCGAAATAGGGTATTTTGAAGGCGGTACTGGATACCATGGAATCTACGCGCATTCCAATGACCAAACCGCCATATATGGCGAGTCTGGATATATTGGTGGTCAATTTCATGGAACGCAGGGTGCTTTGCTACTAGGGGTTGCGAATCACAGCAGTGCGTCCGGGATAGGCGGAAATTTATTTTTAGACGAAAACGGTCAGCTAAGCTTCCACAATGGCAGCGCATTCGGTGCCATCCCGACCAGCAATTCTGGCTCGTCGTACTCTACTCAGGCTATCGCATCGGCATCTTTCTGGACGCCGGCTCACGGCTTTTATTTTTTGACGGCGTTTACGGCTGGTATCACGCTTCAGATTTATAATGGGTCAAGCTGGGTGACTGGTCTTACTCCTACTGTCGGATGTTTATATTGGGCAGACGGTTCAAACTTGAGATTTACTGCTGCTGGAGGAGGTCAATCTGTTAATTACAGAAAGCTCACTACAGCATTCGGGTGATTCTATGATAATCGACAAGACGATCTCTGATTATAACGACGTACCTTCATCGCTTGAGGGCGAAGTATTGCTTGAGCGCACAGTCGATGGTAACGGTAGAGCTACGGGATATTTAACGTGCTCGGTAGACCAGTTCATCGCCATGAAAAACGCATCTCCTTCTGCAAGAGCCTCCGGAGGGTGGGATAGGCTTAGTTCGCTATTGGACTCCGCTGACGCAACCTCTCTCAGAACAGCAGAAGCAGTAGTTCAGGCTCGTAGGGTAATAGCTAATTAATGGGGGTTTATATGACGAATCAAAACATCGAAATGCAGCTCCGCAATCAAGAAGGACTTCTTCTTGCCGCGTGCGAGAGAAAGGTGCGAGCGCATGAGGAGATGGACGAAGCCGAGAAGTCAATCAGAGAGGCTCGCATGTCAATAGCGACATTGCGGTTCGCGCTTGATGCGATTAAGCGGGCAAACCCTGTGCCTCGTCCTGCCGCACCTGATGTTCCCAATGCGCCTAATGCTCAAGATTCAGAAAGCGCCCCAGCGGCCGAGTCGATATAGCCGAGTCGGCTGATATTTGTTTATATCGAAGGAGAATCGACATGCCATGGAATCCAACGATGACGCAGGTTCCAGATAACTACAAAGCCGCTTTGCCGGATACGTTAAAACCATATCTTAATGGCGCAAAAATTCCTGGGACAGATGTTACGGCGCGGATAGTTTATGCAAATAACCCGGTGTGGGATAGCGCCACCGAAGACTATAAACCTGGGCCCGCTATCGTCCACGTATACCTAACTGGTGATGGACAATCGCCTGCGAGCACGGTACAAATTCCGGCCGATCAACTATCTTCTCCTGAGTCCTTTTCCAATCTATTAAAGACGGCACAACCTGTGCAAAGTAGCGGAGGAAGCCAGTTCGGAAACACGATAAAAGGTGGTTTGAGCGATATAGCCGGGGTAGCGAAAGGGTTCAAAAATAATGTCTTAGATAATCATAATTTTTGGAAAGCCGTAGGCGCATTTGCCGCCACAGCTGCGGGTGGTAGCGCCTTGGTGAATTCCGGATTTGGGCAGGCGGGCGCTGCTGGAGCTAGTGCTGCTACAACAGGGGCTGGAGGTGGGGCACCTGTTGTTGATGGCCTGTCTTCTGTTCCGGGTGCTGGTGCCTCGGGATTGACAGGCGGTGCTGGTGCCCCGGTAGTCAACGGCATTGGCACCGCAGCTCCTGTGACAGATTTAGGAAGTACAGTCGCAGGCGGTGGCTCGAATACCATTACCAGTGGCTTTGGCTCATTCCTGGCAAAAAACTCCGGAAGCCTGGCTAGTGCGGGAATCATGGCTGGAGCCGGTATACTTTCCGGAAACAAGGCGGCCGATGCGGCCAACAACGCCACGGCGGCTCAATCCGCCATAATGGACAAATCCCTTGCGCTTCAGGCTCAGCAAGAAGCTGATGCCAAGCAGCTCGGCCAGGAGCAGATCGACTTATCGAAACAGCAATTCCAGCACAGCCTGGATGTGGGTCAGAAGCTTGAGGATAATGCCTCTCTCGCCCCTGGATATATTGATCAGCAAACGGCGCAGGCCGGTCTCACGGCCAAGCAGACGGATGCCGCCGCTCTCGACGCCTCTAAGCGGAATCTCACGCGGATGGGCGTCGATCCCAGCTCGGGGCGGTATGCCGGCGACATGCGTGTGGCCGAGCTTGGTGATGCCGGCAACCAGATCGGCGCGATGAACAACACCCGGGCCGGCCTGACGAATTACGCCAAATCACTTAAGGCGCAGGCATTGTCCGCCGAGATGGGGATCAGCAACCCGGCGATACAGGCCACAGGACAGCAAAGCTCGAACGCGATCCAGGAGGCGGGATTGACTGGAAATATGGGTGCCAACTACGCCGGTATTTACGGCAATACCGCGAACGTCGCCAATACCAACGCGATGAACGCCTACACGGGCGGATTGACGGCGGCCGGCACGATTCTGGGACGCACGCTTCAACCCGCGCCCTACCAGTACGCAGCATAGGAGGCGATATGGGATTAGTTAATGCACCGCTGGCCGCCGGTTTGAATGCCGGCGTTCAGGCGTTCTATCAAGGACAGGATACGCAGAGAGAGCAGCAGCGTCAGGCCGTTCATGACCAGCAGCAAAGGCAGCTCACTCAACAGGAGATGCAGAAGAACCAGCTACAGCTCAACCAGATGAAGCAAGAGATGGACGCGAGCGGAGGTAATGTAATTTGGCGCGGTCTGGCGACCGGTGATTTAGCCGGAGCCGAGAAGCAGATCAACGACCTATTTCCAGACGACCCTATCAAGCTGTCGCAAGACCCCAACGACAAGACCGGCGATACGTTTATCGTGACTGGCAAAGACGGGACTCCCCATAAAATCAGCAAGACCGGAATGGCGCGCCTTTACGACGTCGCCGGCAATGAGCGCAATTTCAAGGCCGGGATGGAAGAGTACAAGACCAACGCCGATCTCAATCTGGAAGCAGCTAAGGCCCAGGCCGCACAAGAATTGGAGAAGACGAAACAGCAATGGATAAAGCTGGGAGCTAATGGTTCTCTCAATACCCAGACCGGGAAGGTGACCGGCGGAGGCCTTACCGCCCGCGGTGGGCGCATGACCGATCTGCAGTTCGTCACGCAGGCCGTCGGAGGGGATGTCAATGCGGCGTTGAACATGCTCCACAACAATCCCAAACAGATGGCGAGTAGGCTGTTCATGGCCGCCAAGAGCAACGTTTCAAACTATGGAAAGTCCGACGAAGAAATTATGGGTCAAGTAATGAGCACCATGAAGAGCCTGCAGAGCTATGACCCATCGTCTGATCAAGGAGACCAGTCCGGTGGTGACTCTGGTAATTCGCCTGCTGCGCTCTCGCCTCAACAAGCTATTGACCGCGCCACGCAAGAAGCGTCAGACAAAGCCGGGTGGCTTAGCACTGACACCCAGGATTTCGGCCCTGGCGGGCGTGAAAAATGGATCACGGATCGTGCTCAGCAGATCATGCAGGGAGGAGGGGCACAGGCCTCTGGTGGTGATTCGGCCAATCAGCAATCAAGAGGGCATGATCAGGGTGGGCTAGTATCGACCCCTCCTAACAAACCCGCCAAGGCCGCCACAAACAAATCGGCACCATCAGTCCGGCTTCCGCCTCAGATCGTGTCGCAACTCAAGCCCGGTCACGTCGCAACGCTAAGCGACGGGACGCGGTGGACATTACAGGATGGTCAACCCGTGCAGGTGAAATAATGGCCGAATTGTCAATAGTATCTCAGACGCCTATTGATCAACCAACCACTCAATCCAACGCGCTGCACATCGTTTCCCAAGAGCCCTATCAGACCCAGTCCTCCAATGACCTGAGTATAGTCAAGCAAGAACCGCTGCAAAATCCCGATCCGCTGGCCAGCCCTACCCAGAACACAGACACTACCCAGACCATACAAGCGGAGAACGTCAAACAGAACCGGGCGATGATGACGCACACGCCTATCGACCTGAGTATAGTCAAGCAAGAGCAGAAGCGGGTGGAAGATACCGTCGCCGGACCGGTCAAGGGCCTTGGCGGTTCATACCATGCCCTGGGTCTTTCCGCTGAACTGGCGGCCGGCGGATCGCATGTCATCTACGACAAGCTCAAGAGCCTTGTCACCGGAAAGCTGACGACAGAATCTGAAGACGAATATTTCAAGAATGTCGTTCAGCCGACCGTTGAAAACCAGAAGCTCTTTCAACCTCCTCCTGATGCCGGCGTACCTGAAAAACTCGCAAACGGCATCGGCAACCTCGTTGGAATGTTCTCCCAGATCATCCTAACCGGCGGCGGTGCGGCGGCGGAACTGACGCCCGAGCAGGTTACTGTCGGGAACATCCTCCGTAACGCCGGACAGAACGCCTACCGGTCCATGCAGCTTCCGGCGGTGAGCAGTGCCATCAACGAGGCGCAGCGCGTCAAGGCCAA